TGATCTTCCAGAGTAGTATCTCATTGCTCTTGGAGACTCAAGTGCTTGATTATTCAAACGCTTAATCAAAACTTCATCATACTGAACAAAGTCTGGTGGTGCATACATAGCCTTGTTGACTATGTTCTCTATGTTTGCTTCTGTCTCTTTGCTCTTAACATAACGAGCAGTTTCAAAATATGAGCGACCAGTTGTAAACATGATAAACTCTTCAAGATTTTTTGTTGTTTGACAGCCAAAACAAAAAAACAAACCACTATCTTTTGCAACTTCTCCTGCTGGAGTTCTGCTATTATTGTGGTATGGGCAGTACACTATAAAGTCATTTCCAAACTCTGCTTCAATCTCGATGCCAGAGCCATTTAGAACTCTGCGGATTTGCTCTTCTGTGTATATTCCCATGTTGTATTCCTTTGCTCTACTTATATACTTTTTTTGACCAAAAATTATTTTTGTATGCTCTTACTACTTTTTGTGCAATAATGTTAGAAGCCATTCTATAATAATTCTCTATATACTTAACTTTTTTGGAAATCCAAAAATCTCTTTTAATTGGTAATATCTGAGCAATAGGTGTGCCAGACGGGATTATCCCTTCAAACCCATCCCTAATAAAAAATGGAAGCCTAAGTGATCCTGGATTTTTATCTGTATCTATAAACCCATTCAAGGTTAAAAATGGTAGATCATGCCTATGTGAAGGATGTGTTAGCCATAGACTATATCCACTTGGTGTTTTAATGTGCCAATCAACACACCATCTTGAAAAAAAGTTAACATACCCAAATGGTATTGGATAGTTACCTAAACTCTTGTTATCTATTCCTTCTGGCATGTCTATTAACTGGCTTTCTACCTTCCAAAAAAATTTAGGAATATATTCTTCAGATCCTATATTTTCTACAACTATGTCTGCCGAAGTTGTAAGCATATATCCAGCAGTCAAAGAATCAACGACTGGAACACACAATTTATATGTTCCAACAAAGTCAGAATTTTTTTTATTTGCTTTAAACCAATTGTTTTCTTCGTTAGAGAACAGCCTTTGATCTCTATACCACGTTGGTACGCTGTTTGTTCCTGGTTTTGGAATTTGAACTAACTCATTTGTATACTCTGTCATTGGCCTAAATAGTATTTTTTTCCACATCACTTGTTATCCTCAAAATCCTTATATCTGTAGTAGCCCTTATCAAAGTCTACCTGTACTAAGAAGTCACCCATAAATCCATTACGGTTCTTTCTAAATACACATTCAATAATATCACTGTTTGTTCCACGACCCAATGCAAGAAGCCAGTCAGCATCATAAGAAATCTGTCTTGACCACGCTGTTTGTCCAAGTGTTGGGGGGGTACTAAGATCCTTTACATCGTCAGGTGTAGCAGATGAGATAGCAATAATAGGTACTTCTTCACTAATAGACATGAGTTTAAGTTCTCGTGAAAGGTTCTTCATCTTTACCGTTTCATTATCAGCCTTCTGATTTGGACTCATTAACTGTAGATAATCTACTACAACGAAGTCTGGTTTATATTGATCAATCTTTCCACGGATTACTGAAGGAGTAACTTCTCCACCAGAATCATTTGAGATAATATGAAACTCTGGGCGACCCTCAACCTTGTTGGCATGCCACTTACGAAGCATATCAATTTCCACTTCACCATTTGACAACTTACGATGGGACCAAAGACCTTCACCCATAATTGCAAACACACGGTTACGAACTTCTGTCTCACTCATTTCAAGTGAGATAATCATTGGTGACTTACCCTGCTTCCATGCCTGTACAGCAAAGTACAAAGCCATCCAAGATTTACCAATACCTGGATAAGCAAGGAAGACACCAAGTTGTCCTGGCATAATTCCAGCAGGCAAATAGTTGTCAAAACCTGGAAGACCAGTTTTAATTCCTACAGCACCAAGTTCATTTTGCTTTTGTACTCTTTCGTAGTAGGCAACAGCATCTTCAAGATCAGTTGCATCAATATCACGAATAGCAGCAGTGTTCTTTTTTAGTTCTGAAGTCTTAGTAATAAGATGTTCAAGTGCTTCTGTTCCATTACCAGTCTGAACCTCACCTGCTGCATTACGAAGAAGATCTTTTAGACTATCGTTTAGATATTCTGTTTGAAGTTCTGCAAGGTGGTGCTTTGTAGAACCAACACCAGATACTGGTTCAAAGTCACGAAACTTTTCTCTCACTAAATCTGATGGAGGAAGTGCTTGATTATTCTCAGAGTATAAACGAATAAAGTTCCAGATATCATTATGGGTTCTTAGAAGTGTTTCTACATTTGCCTGAAGTAGTACGTGAATTTGCTTATCTTCTAATACTGCGGTAATTACTTTTGCCTCTGTATTATTCACTCAACCACTCCTTTGCCATTCGTCTGCGTTCTGCTCTGTCTTTGTTGTCTTGCTCTACTTCTCTTTTACCATTAATAATTTTTTCTGTGTTGTACGCAAAATAGTTCCAACTAGGTTCTTGTGCAATAGAAAAGTAATACTCTAGAATATCATAGCAATCACTAATGCCGTATGACTCAATGAGTGCATCTGCAGCCCACTGCTCTACGTTAAGATTCATGTTAGACTTTTGCTCATACCTTTGCAGGTAAAACTTGTTAAATCTACTGAGCAAAGCCATTCGGTCTTTGCGGTCAGCCATTATCCTTCAGAAGCCTCTTCTTGTGCTTCACGGATCTTGTCTGTTAACTTGTCCTCTACGAACTTATAGACACGCTCAAAAGCCTGGTCTGCTGTCTCTCCATTACGTGCACTATCTACAACGCCTAGGTCAAGTCTTAATGACTGGAAGTTACCCAGGTTAAGAGTATAGCCAAGTGTTACATTTACTTTTGTTGGTTCGTTTTCCATTATCCACCCATTTCGTTTTAAATGGACTCACTCCACACTGGAATAAATCGTCCATCTTCTGTCTTCGTATATGTAAGTATACCGTCTCCCATTCGCCGTGTCAATTCTTGACTAGTAGGAGTCATGTTATTTGTTATTAACTTGTCTTTTCTTGGTTGTCCAATATGTATACTTGCAAGTATAGCACGTATCTCTTTAACATGCGATTCAGAATAGTACGCTCTAACTTGCCAAGATCTTTCTCCATTTAAACTAGCACCTATTGGTGGTGGAATAACTCCTCGTTTAATTAAACTTGGAATATACTTTCTATGCCTATTGACAAGTACAGCAGTCTCTGCTACACTGTAGGCTCTTTCTCTATGTTTCTTAAAATCAATAAGCAAGCAAGATTCTAATCTATCTTTTGTAACATTGTACAAAGTTACTAATCCAGTAGATCTAGAAGAGTGATGAACCTTTACCAAATCCCCATTTAAAAACCATACCTTAACCTTGCCCTTTATTACAGGCTCGTTATTGTATGCTTCGCTCTGGATTTTTCGTTTAGAAGTATCCATGCGCCTTCCCTGCTTTCACTTGGTGGATGAAAAAATTTTCTTGATCCACAACGAACACAATAAATCTCAACATGGTCAATACTAGAATATTGTCTGTCAACGAACATTCTACCTTTGCACTTTCGGCAAGAAATCAATTTAGCATCCTTAATGTTAGTTTGGTACGCCAATAACAATAAGGTTAACACCAACAGTAAGATCGCCAGCAGCATTAAATCTTACAATTCCATCTACCTTAGTCGTTGTAACGCTTGTTAGAGTTACTGTAACGTTCTGTCCTGCTGGGGTTCCGCCTTTATTAATTGGTGTTGCTGTAACCACTGGTGCATATTTGAAGTCGCTATATGGAAAAGAAAATGGAACTTCTGAAGAAGCAGTAACTGTTTTGTTATTTGCTACTTCTACATACCCACCAATAAACTTTGCTTCTGATGTTTTTACACTTTGTGGCCCTGCTGTTCCAGCATCTACCGTAGTAGTTTTATAGGTTGCAGAAGAAACCTGTGCAGATAAATCATTAACTGCCTTGGTTAGTTCGTAGATGTATGTAACATCTATTGGTTGCCCTCTTTCGGGTAGCGGTACTTTTGCCATTATCTCTCCATTATATCATTAGACCGTATGCATTGCTGGATTATAAACACGTAGTGCTGTATAGTCCCTAGTTACTGGTTCACCTACTAAGTATACCTCAACTGTAATTCTATTTGGAGTATAAGATTGATCAACCCCATCTATAAAAAATGTATCTGGTACAACAAAACTAGTACTATTAGTTGCAATTCTTTCTATGTACTTCCAGTCACCAATACCGTCAGACTTACTCCATTTAACAAAAATGTCATAGTCTTTTGCTTGACGAATAGTATTTGTCCCAATCTTAATTGTTACAGAATCCCAGGCTACACGAACAACTCCAGATGAAGATGATACGTTTATTTTCCCAGGGACATAGGTATAGTTTGGATCAACACTATAAACAGAAGACCAAGAAGATGTTCTGTTCTTGTCTTCAGATATAATTCTATATCTTACGCTGTAATCTCCAGTAACACTACTTACTGGTGGCAAACTTTCTTTTAGTATCTTTGCCTTTTTTATAATCTCAGCCATTACGTTACACCAATAGAAAATCTAAATTCTACATAGTTGCTTGTATTTGGTGCTTTAATAATTGATTCAGAATCTGGGTTTTGAATAACAGAGTATCCAGTTAATCCATACAAAGGGTTTACAGTTCCGATGTTTTCTAGTCTCATTGAGTCAAGAGCAATATAGTAATCATCAGATACAGCACCACCATCAATAGCGCTTACATATATTTTTGCAACCGTAACAGCATTCCAAGTAAAGTTAGCACTTGTGTATAGTTCTTGAAGTTGTTTTGAAATAACTACATATCTATTTTCATCTAAATCGTATTGACCAGTACCAGTCCCATTTACTATTTCTGCTTCAAACCTTGCATACTCTCCAGTGCCAGCATCAGTTGAAGAAAAGTCAACAAGTACTCTAACAGTATCTGGAGCAAGTGCTGAGTCTCCGTCTTTATTAATTACAGAAAATGCTAAACGTAGTTCGTCTGTTGGAGAGTTTTGAGAAAAGTTTGCGCTTGGTCTAGTGTAATGGATATGGTTAGATCCTGCACCAATAACAAAGTGTCCTCCAGATACCGTCAAGGTTGCATCATCTCCACGCATAAGAATTACGTTATTTAAAAATCTACATCTTTCATATCTGGCTGCTCTGGATGTTTTATAAAATATAGAGTTATCTGCATTTGTTTGAAAAACCTTTAAGGTTGTTGAAATAACATTATCATCACTTGCATCTAATGCAGTAGCAATTGATGTTATGGCTGTTGAAGATGCTGAGGTATGGTAGTTCCAGTTTTCAGTATTTGTAAAAGAAAACACAGTCTTGCTATCATAAGCCCCTGCTGATGGATTTGACTTTGCAGAAAAAATACCAACTTCTGTTATTTCATATCTTTCTTCTGCTGGTAGTTCTGCAGTAAATACGATCTTGTCCAAACCGCCCTCACTAACAAAGCCTCTAGAAGATATTGGAACACGAAGCATTTCAAAGTCAAGGTTCTTTTTATCAGAGTAGTCACCAAGAACATCTGTGGTATCTAGGGGTTTAGCCCCACATCCAATAGCAATAAATGAGGCATAGGCTGGAGCCTGACCTAGCAGGTATTTACCCAGAATAGACTTTCCAGTATTAGTTATCAAGATGCTCCCTAGTTAAAATCTGTCTCATATATTGTACCACTTCTGGCTATTTGAATTTCTATCTGTTCATCTAGTTCAAGATTGACTGCTTCTACTACTAGGTTACCTGTGACTGTATCTATATAAACGTAGTCTCCTCCAGTACCCCCTCCAGTTTCAGGGATCTTGTCATCAAGTTTGATTGGAAAGTTAGCAAAATATTTATCTGAGGTTGACTGAAGACTAACTATATTGTTAGGGTTATACTGTTGCTCTATAGATGAAAGATTCTTAATTGGCTGATAACTGATTTTTTGTCCATTTACAGTATCACGCCTTGCAATATTAATTAATTCCTGACCACCGATATCTTCAAATATCAGGTCTGCCATAAGTGCAACGGGGATAGCCTCATCATCAAAAATAATAATATCTTTTGTAGCACTCTTTACTTGAGTCGTACTTGCTGAAGAGGCTGTTGGTGTAGATGTAACGGCAGCAGGTGTAGGACTAACTGCTGGAGCGGTTGATGTAGTTGTAACATTAGTTGGACTTGGGCCAGGTTTATTGGTTGTTGAGTTAAGGGTTGCAACCATAGCATCAATTCTTTTTTGGTATCCCGCTTCTTTTAGAACTCTTGATCCATCAGAAAAAAGTTCATACAGGTTTCCATCCGAACCAGTCATTACTCCAATGCTATTTGCCATATTACACCTCACTCAAATAAACGGTCATGCTTGGTCCGTCTAAACTTCTTGAATAGTCAATATTGTATACTACGAACCTAGTTGTAGATGAAGTTATTACGTCAACATTATTACTATCTTTATAATTAATTGTAACAATGTCTCCTAGTTGAAGCGTTGGTATGCTGAATATGTTTACACCAACAGATCTTTTTGGTATCATTAACTTATCAATGATCCAACCCATAAGGCTATTTGCAGAGTCTTGAGTCTGAATGTATGGAGCCTCAATAGAAAATTCATTGTTTCCGTAAATCATTCTACTCTGCTTGATCTTGTTATATTTTTCTAACTCTACATATGGAGATGTTAAAACAGTTGTTCCCTGTAGTTCTGGATCAGATTGGCTAGATCTTTTATTAAAGTATTCATCTACAGTTAGTTCATGTGTTGTGTCTTGCGTAAATGTTATTCCTTGTATTCTTAAATAGTTTCCGCTTGTATCATCTAAGACTAAGGCTTTGTCTGTAGCATTAAATACCATAAACTCAGCACCATAAGAATCTGCATAGAACCCAGAAGTTGTATAGCCCTTGATTCGGTTAAAGGTTGGAGATAGTTGAGCATAAAGTGCTGGGTATGCACGATCATATTTAATATCAAAATATGCACACTCTCTCATAATTGTTCCAAACTCATCAAAATACATATTGTATTTTGGAGGTTGTTGAGCGCTTACTCCAGTAAGATACGTTGACTGAATAACCCCACTCATTGCATACTTTCTAAATGACTCATTAATGTCTACAGACTCATCTCCAAATGTCTGGGCAATTGTATCTACCGCAGTTGCAACAGTATTCTGGGAGTAGTTCTCTGAAAGAGCATAAATATTTTCAAACATAACTCGTGATGATCCACGAGTAAATAGAGCCATATTGTTATAAATAGGAAGTGGATCATTGTCGTCAACTACCTTAACAAGATTGTTATTAATGTAAAGGTAGAACCTTCTAATCTTTCCTAGGTCTTTGTACTCAACAGAAAGGTCAAAGACTGTTGGAGTATCTTGTGTGGTCATTCTGTACTGACCTGTAAAACTTCCATCGTCTACTGTAATCTTTGAAAGCCCACCCCAAAGTTTTACGGGGATTGCATCTGTGTTTGAACTATCTTTTTTAATTTTATAGAACAACACATTATGAATAACAACATCTTCGGTTCCATCTGCTGTTGTTGTTAAATAAGACTCTACGTTGCTTTCTGTTAGTGCAACTATCTCAAAGTAATATCCATTGTTCGTGTCTGGATTTAGCATTACTCCAAGACCTCCAGAGCCACCACCGATGCTAACGCTTTGATCGGTAAGAGATCCAGTTACCTGATAATATGAAGAACTTCCTGTTGGTGTTTGACCTCTTGTTTGATTATTCTCAATCTTTCCAATGATACGCATTCTTGTGCCAAAGTGTTTGTATGCATTATCCAAAGGCTTGTATACGTAAGAAATAAAGTCAATAGGTGTTTCCGTAGTTGTAAATGCAGGACCATTCATAACAAGTGCAGAAGACTGAATAGTTCCAGTTCTTGTTTGTGTAAAAGAGTTTACTTCTGTTTCTGTCTTTCCGCTTAAAGACATAAAGTTTCTGATAATACTGTTTCTAGTTGTTTGCTTAGCACGAGCATTATCAACTCCAGCAATACCAGCAACTGTGGTTGGCAATGTTGGGTTTGTGTTAGTTGTAAATAAATAATCTCTAGCCTTCATAGTGCAGCCACGCACATTATCGTTATTTGACCAATAAGAACTTATCCCAGCGCTATGGGATGTTACCTTTGTGCCAAATTGTCCACGACCATGTTCAACAACAGCACCGTTCTTCATTTTTGTAACTCCCCCAGTTGTTTCATAGTAAGGGACAGAATAAATTCTGATTCTTCCAGTAGGATAGATCTTTCCGTTAAACGGCAACACAGAGAAATATTTTTGATACTCTTCATTACTGCTAATCCAAACGTTGCTTGAACCCTGTCTGTGGGTTGCCTTCCATTGTTCAATAGTCTTATCTGCTTGTGCCTGAGTTATTGCCTTAGACTTTACCTGCGCTTC